CAATAGTCTTTTTTTTATTTTAAGAAAGGAGAAGTAACATGGGCGACGAATCCGTAGAGGGGACGGAATTAGAGAAAATCGAGGCACAGAAGGATGCGGACAACACTATTTTCGCAGATGCTTTTGATGTTGCCGAGAAAGGTGATGGTGTGCCTGAGGGCGATGCTCCAGTCAAATCAGCAGCTGATACCGGCAAAGAGACTGAGGGAGCTAAACCTGCTCCAGCCGCAAAAGCAGATGAGCCTTCCGCCGATACAGATCCCAACAAGGGACAACCCGTTAAGTCAGCCAAGGATGACGAAGAAACCTACAAAGCCCGATGGGAATCCTTAGATGGAATCGTGAAAGCCAGAGACAAGAAATACGACGAAGATACCGCTACCCTGAAAAAGCAAATCGATGATCTCACCGCAGTCGTCAATGTTTTCTCCGAAAAATCAAAGAAGGATGCCGACAAATCCAAGTCCACCGAGGATGATCTTACTGATGATCAGAAGAAAATTCTTGATGAATACGACAAGGAATTTGACACGGTATCAAAGATGGAAGGGATGAAGAGGGAGAAAGCCCTGTCTGCCTTGGAGAAGAAGATCAAAGCGGAATTGAAAACCGAGTTCGATGATGAGGTTAAAAAAATCCGCGAAGAATTCTCCACCAAAGTTGATCCCATTACCAAGAGCATTCAGGAGAGTGACAAGGTTCTCCACTTCTCCTCGATCGAAACAGCGCACCCCGGCTACGAGAAGTACCGTGATGACGGCTCCATCCTGAAATGGATAGGTACCAAACCACGATACATGCAGCCTGCGCTGAAGTCCACTTACGAAAGTGGCACGGCTGAAGATGTTATAGAATTGCTAACCGACTTCAAGAAAGAAAACAATCTACTTGAAGACAACGATAAACAGCCCGACGACTCCAACCTGATCGACCTCAATAAGAAAAAGGAAGAGAAGAAGAAAAATCTTACCGCTGTGCCACTGAAGAACGGTTCGATTAATCTGAAGCAGGCTTCCAAGGACGATTTCGAAGGTGCGTTCGATGAGGCTGTGAAAAAATCATAGGAGGATACAATGACAGTTTATGGTGATATTACCCCCAGGACTGCGGCATTTGTTGTAGTTGAACTTTTAAAACGTGCGATGCCTTATCTCTGTCTGGAGAAATTCGGCCAGAGTAAGAGTTTGCCAGGCAATAAAACTCAGACGATGACTTGGCGGCGTTACAATTCCCTGCCGCTGGCCACCACAGCCCTTACCGAAGGCGTGACCCCGGCTGGCAAAAAATTAACGGCTACCGATCTTTCCACGACTTTGTATCAGTATGGCGACTTGGTGGAAATTACCGACGTGATCGTTGATACCCATGAAGATCCCGTTCTTCAGGAAGCCAGTGCAGTTTGCAGCGAGCAGGCGGCCAAGACGGTTGAAACCCTGCGCTACAATGTTCTGAAAGCCTGCACGAATGTATTTTATGCGAATTCCGTGGCAGGCCGTACTTCAGTTGTGGCGATTATTTCCCGCACTGATCAGCGCAAGATTGTCCGGGCTCTGGAACGTCAGGAAGCCCAGTTCATCACCCAGATCGTGAAGTCCACTCCGAGTTTCAACACGGAATCCATTCTTCCCGCCTTCATCGGCGTGACCCATGTGGATATGACTTCCGACATCCGCAGTCTTACCGGATTCACCAGTGTTGCGGATTACGGTCAGGTTTCCAAGTTCGAGACGGAAATCGGTGCCTGTGAAGATGTGCGTTACATCAAATCCACGATCTTCACTCCCTATACCGATGGCGGTTCCGCAACGACTACGGGCAAACTGTCCACTCTGGGAGCAGGCTGCGATGTGTACCCGGTGATGTACTTCGGCAAGGATGCCTACGGTATCGTCGCACTGAAGGGTAAATACGCGATCACCCCGATCGTTATCAACCCTGTTCCTTCGAAGTCCGATCCTCTGGGTCAGCGCGGCAGTGTCGCATGGAAGACCATGCAGGGTACGGTTATTCTGAACGATGCATGGATGGCGGTTTACGAAGCGGCCTGTACGTCCTAGGCATTGAAAGCGTAGTGTGGGAACGGTTTCACTTAATTTTCAAACACAGCTGTAAGGAGGAAAAAGTATGGCTGAATTATATGCAGGTAGGAAATTTGATGATCCCAATCGTGAAGTAGACGCAGCGGCGCAGAGAGTATTTTCGGCGTTTCCAAAAGAAGCTGCCCGGAGAGCCCTTCAGGGAATTGCAAACCGGGTTCTTGGCGGAACAGCCGGAACGGGTTATAAACCTGTCACAGCTACCATAGCAGATGGTGGCACAGGTGGTATCAAAACCACTTATCTTGTTGCCGTAGCAATCAATGGTGAAGTTATTTCCGTGCCTGCTCAGGACAACTTGAAAATGCCCGGAGCGTCCGCAGATTTTACCGGAACTCAGGGCAGAAATACCGTAGCCAAATATCTGGTATGTGCCGTTGGCACCGCTGGCACCATTATCGGCCCCGGCAACATCATCAATAAAGCCGATTACGCAACTGTCGCGCTGGCCAATGCAGCCGCCAAACTGCCCGATCCGCCCGATGGTGCCTGCGCTCTGGGTTATGCCTTGTTCAATACTCCGGCAGATTCGGACGTGGTGGTATCGTCCTGCGGTCTTCTGAGCACTGCCGGTACGGTTGCATACACCGATCTGATTTGCATGCCGTATGATGATTAGCAGTTATCGCACGGCGTAGTTTTCAAGGGCTGGGGGAGAGATCAATCCTCCAGTCCTAACCATAACAAATTAAGGGGAGGAGTTTTACCATGGCATCAAGAAAGTCACAGGAATTGACAGAGTTTTTCGACAGTCCGATCGGCCATATCAGAGACAGGATCATCATCAATCCCAGTCCGGATATTCCTAAGAATGGGCAGTTTATCAGTCTCAACGGCTTCCCGTTCCAGATAATTCCCGGCAAGGAGATTGACATCCCGCGTCCTGTACGGCAGATGTTGGATACCAGAATCAAGACCGATACCTTTCAGGAAGGCGATGAAACCTTCACGCAGGATATTCCCCGGTTTACCTACACGCTCATCAAGGCCGGGATCAATGTCGGTGAAGACGGAAAGATTATGTCTCAGGAAGATGTAGCCGCAAGAGATGCCGCTGCCAACGCGGAAGCCTGATAACTGGAGATAAATAAATGAGTACAGGTAAAGAACTTGTAGACATCCTACGTAACGACATTCTTGACGATATCAAGGTTCCCTACCTGTGGTCTTCGGTTGAGCTTCTTCGTGGGTTGAATTACGCGGAGGTTCAGGCTTGCAGACGCGCTCATTTAATTATTGATGGTTCGACTGCGAATGATTCTGGTACAGCGGCAACCGCAGGTACAGCAGGGCAGAAACCACTTTGTCAGTTATCTCTCATTGCAGGCCAATCAGTCTACAGTCTCAATCCCAAAATTCTCATGGTTAAGCGGTGCCAGTTAAGTGGGATGAGTTTCCCTCTTATTGGCCCGTTGAGTCTATATGAAGCCGATGAACAGTTTCCTGCTTGGATGGGTACTTCAGGCACGGTAGGCACAGCCAGTTCAGGTGGATTCCCTCTGGCCTTCATGAATGAGCCCACCAATACCATCACCTTCCTGTTGGCTCCTCCAGAAGCCTGTACTGCCTTCCTGATGGTTTCACGCTTACCTCTTCTTCCATTTACTCTTGAAACATCACCTGAAATTGAAGAGAAATACCATGAAGGGTTGCTCAACTGGGCTGCTCATTTGGCCTACATGAAGAATGACAGTGATACCTTCAACCCGCAGAAGGCAAAGTATTATGAAGACATTTTCACATCTCAGTTTGGTGCGCTTCCCGATGCCAAGTCAGAGAGATTAGTTCGCTCCATGATGATGAATTCCCGAATGCGCCCCAGAAGATTTGGATCATAATTAAAACTAAAAAGGAGAATTTCCCATGGCTTTGAATAAAATGAAAAAGTTGATTGAGGATCTGGAAAACGCCTCTACACTGGTAATGGCAAATCCCGTTGCAAAAGCTACTTCCGCTGGACAGGGAGGCACGGCTTATTTGGCTGCTACCGCAACGCTGGCAGTTAAAGCCACATCTGCCGCTTATGCAGGTACAGCCCGTATTGCACAGTGGGGCTCCGCTGGAACTGGAAAACTTGATTAAGTCTGTTGCCAAGGAAGTATAATTTTTATGAAGACTGATTGGGAAAATCCATGGCATATAAAGCATTATCGCTGACTCGCGGAGAAGATAAAACTTACTTGCTGGCATTCACGCATCCGGCGAGTGGTCTTCCGTATTGCCTGAAGAACTGTGTCGTGTTCTTTACAATTAAGTCCAATTCCAGTCTTCCCGATTCAGCCGCATTGGTACAGAAAATAGTCACATCATTTACTGATACCACTTCCGGTACATCAGGTACTGCAGGAATCACTCTCAATCGAGCAGACACCATCAATCTCGATCCCGGAGAATACGACTACGATTTTTCCCTTCTGACAGCTGGCAGCAAGACTTCAGTTGTCCAATATGGGAGAATCAGTATTAGGCAGGAAGTGACGCATTCAACAGGCACAGCGGGTACAGCGGCATGAGCGAAGTAGAATTAGTGGTATCGGAAATAATTGAAACATCCTGTTTGATAACCGATCAGGCAGAAGTAGAAATGATATTAACAGAAATTTAGGAGGATTTTATATATGGCAGAAAAAGGATATACGCCAGTAAGTGTTATTCCAATATGTAAAGAAAAATCTCTGTCTGCCGGTGATGTTTTTACGTCCGATGTAATAGATTTACGATACGCTGCTCAGAACGGATTTTTCTCACTGTACTCGTCCGTAGCTGCTGGTACCGCTGGAACAGTTGGTACCACAGTATTCACATACATCGGATGTTCACAGAAGGATGGCGTGTTTGTTGCGCCTTCCAATTCCATAGCGATCGGAACCAGAGGCACAGCACTCGCATCGAACATCATGACATTTGAACCTGAGTTAATGCCATTCATGAAAATAGTGGCAACCCAATCAGGTGCAGGTACAGCTGGCAAGGATAGTAAAATAACAGCGGATTTAATTGTCCAGTAAAGGAGTCGCAAAATGCCCAAAATAGGATGGGATAAATCAAGAAAGATGCTTGCCGGAGTTGTGTTGTCTGGGAAAACTGTTATTGTCACGGATTCAGCGACAGGCAATGTATCCGCAAGCCAGATGGAAAATCAAACCCACAATATTACTGGAGCCTATACACTATCGCTGCCTACAGCTGTTATCGGATATAAGGCTAAGTTTGTGGCATTAACTGCTAATGCTTACAGCCTCGATGTTCAAACGGGAACCGACATTATTATCCTCAATGGCGTAGCTCTCACAGCAGGTTATAAGGCGACTTCGGACGGTACGATCTACAATGAAGTGGATGTTGAATGCCGGGAAACAGGCAAATACATGATTAGCTCGCAACTTGGACTTATGATAGATGGAGGCGCATAATGGCTGTGACAATCACTTTTACTCTGACAAATAGACAAGCAGAATCCTGCCTCGCAGTTACGGGAATTTCCGCTGAAGAATTTTATCCTAAATATTCTACCGATCACGCAATTTGGTGTAAACGGAGGATAAAAGAACGTGAGAAAGCTGCGAGCATTAATGTGTTATCAACGCTTAATTCTACACAGCTATCAAATATTGTTGCAAGTATGCCTTCTCCTGAATCTGAGGTAGAGTAAGATGGGAATTTATCAACCAGTCGCCAAAGGTACAGTCACTCAGGCCAATATGCGGATAAGTGCAGTTGATGGCACTGCGTTCATTGACTTTACTGCGGCTGATGTGCTGACCACTAAATTAGGCCATCTGCTGAAAATCAAAGACTCCGCTGGTCGTGCGATTCAGGGATTTATTAAGGCACAGGGTACGGGGGAGACGTTAGGTGATGAACGTATATCCTCGTGGACAAATAATACAACGTACCCCTACGAAACCTTTACGTCATCCGGCGCGGACATTGCCTCTGCGATCAATACGACAGGCTTCGGTTCTGCATACAGTGGCGTTGCGAACACGTTTGGCGAATTACTATTATTTACCGGGTCGGCAACTATCAACTCCGGGGCGTTGTCTAGATTGTATTTAGCCATCAACCCTTCTGGTACTCTGCCGCTTGTATTGGTAAGTCCGGTTTTAACTGGTGCGCAGTCGAAATATTTTACAGTTCCAGACTCATCGCAGGATTTTATTATTTATGAAACTGGCAGCGGGGTTGCTGTCAATTTTTCTGCGACGGGGAATAGCCTCAAGCAAGTCCTCACCCCCTCCGCTACCGGCGTAACAATCTCCAGCACCAAAGGCGGCTCAACGATGAACTGGGCCACGAAGGACGCAGCGTTTAACTATAATGACACGAATGGTTATACCTATGAGATTTACAGAGTTCTGACCGCACAAGTACCGGATGATAGAATCCTGCCGGTTTACTCAAGTAACTTTAGCGCGGGAGTGGATGGATGGGTAGCTGGTGCGGGTACGGTTGATGGTAACATAGATTCAATTGGAGGGGAAGATAATTGGTTAAGATTTACGGCAAATACAGCGTCGGCTGTTCATAGCATACTTAGGACAACACTTGTCATCGGAAGAAAATATTATTTCTCCATAAAATACTATTTACCGTCTACCAATAGTAATCTTGTTTCGGCAGCTTTTTCTATGGGAACAGCAATTTATAATATATCAACTAAGGATGCTGCTACAACAATAACTGGTTCATTTACAGCCGCTGGTACAGCTATCGCTGCAATAATGAATTATGGCGTAGCCTTTCAAGACTTAGGTGGCGACGACGTTTTCTATATCAAAGATATCGTCATTACCTCCGAACCCATCCTCGACATAGCAGCAGGCAATGCCCTGATCGATGCTACCGACGCAAATGCCTTTGCTGCTCCAGTGGGAGTTGACCTTACCCCTTATCAGGACGGCAGACACATTCTGGCCCTGTACGATGCTAGTGGGTATGCGGCGATTGCTCATATCAGCGCGACGGCTCCGAGTGGGGAGGATGCCCCTGTTGACCTTCTGGCAAGTCTTGATCTTACAAGTGGATGGAATTTTTCTGATGCAGTAGTAACGTCAACTAACTCGTTTACCGCGACTGGGGCTATATCGGTCGCGTACAAATCATCAGTATTGGTTAATAATGGGCTTTATAAATCATCCCTTTCCGCAACAGCGACAAGTGGAATTGTTAGCATAAGGGCTTCTGGTTATAAACCTGAATTTGCAGCTAATGGGGCATCAAATTCTTATGTTACGAACTACGGGTCTGCCGGTCCGACGCAGTTACGACTTTATGATTATTTGTGCTCAGTCGGTTCTTTAACAACAATAACATCTGCGTCTATGGCTAGGGTCACCATGCCAGCAGCCACAGGCGTTCTCCTTCTATCAACCAAAGGCGGGTCAAGGGGATGGGTGTATAAGAGTGCAAGCTTCGATCCGAATGCAGCAATGACGGCGAAGATACTTTATGTAGGGGATTAAGGATAAATATAGTGGGTGAGAAAGAAACCAGTTCTGAATTTTTTGAGCGTCGTACTTGGACTCCATGTCCCTTGCATGATACTGTTACCAGACAAATTGCATCTGATCTTGAACGTGGGGAAAAAAGGATGGATCGTTTTGAAGCAAAAATTGATCAACTTTTAGATGGTCAGCAGGCGCAAGCACTGTCGATAAAAACTCTTCAGGATACCGTGCAAAATGGATTGACCAGCGATATCAGGATAACCCGCGATTCTACAAAAAAGCTGGAACTCAAGATTACTGAAATTTGCACAAATTACGATTCCAAGTTTAAGGAGTATGACGAATTTTCTTGGTTCAGGAAATGGGCAAACAGGATGAAAAATAATGTTGTATCGAAAATACTTACTATCACATTTATCGGAGGATTTCTGGTTGGGATAATGCTTCTGGGACTGTGGATATCCAAACATCTTGGCCTTATTAAATTCGGAAGTTAATTTGCACTATGAAATATTTTCATCCCTACGAGTTAGTTGACAAGGAGACATACGAAAAACTGGGATACGATTCCCTGAGCTTATTCAAACCATTCGCATTACAGGCACTGGATGATTTACGAGAATTCTTCGGTGTACCTATCACAGTAAATAACTGGTGGAATGGTGGAAGTTTTCAGTGGAGAGGTTTGAGAAATTCCAGTTGTCCTCAATACAGCGCAGGTAGTCAGCATAGTATTGGCAATGCGTTCGATCTGGATGTCCAAGGATTCACAGCAGAACAGGCAAGAAGCAGAATAATTGAATGTAAAGATCATCTACTTCTACATAAAATAATGAGACTGGAAGGTGGAGTAAACTGGGTGCATTTTGACCTACTCCACGTTGTAAACAGAATCTACGTTTTTAAGGCATAGGGGGAATCATGGATTGGAGAAATCCGTTTGAAGATTTCAGAGACAAGTATTTATCCTTCAATAATGTCAGGGCGTATAAGCTTTGTGCAATCCGGTTTGGATATATTCCATACGATGCAGCAAAAGTTGAGGAGTATAAGAGGTTAATTAAAACTGTCTTGGTCAACAACGTGAGCGACAGGAATCTTCAGATATTTGCAACCTCCTATCGTGACATGGGCGTGAAATGGGGAATCCAGCCTTGGATTACGAAATACCTGAATGCCAGATTTTCAGTTTCAATCGGCGTGAGCATCTGGAAACACTTTCTCCCGCTGTTCCATGTTGGAGTTTCCTTCCATACCAGTCCGGAGAATTACTGGCAGATAGGTGGAGGGTTTGGTGCAGAGGGAAGGGTGACTGATGGCAATCTGTATGAACGGGCGACTCCTTGCTTCAAACTTCGTAAAGGTAACTTTATAAACGAATGGAAGGATGCCGGTAACTATGATGTTTACGGATACTATGAGGGGGTAATATAAAATGGGAATTGAAGCAATTTTAGCGTTAGTAAGTTTGGTGATTCCGCCTGCGTTTGATTTTGTGAAGAAGAAATTCCTCACACCAACGCAGGATACGCCGGAAGCCACGATGTCCACACTGGCTACAACCAAACCCGAAGTGATGAAGGATTATCTCTTGGGGCAGGCTGGACTACTGGAGGCCAAGACGAAATATTTTAACCGGGATGTTTGCGGAACTCCTGCCCAGTGGGTGGTCAATCTCCGGGCAGCAATTCGACCCATTGGAGTCGTTATGGCTTTCATCATTTTAAGTGTAATGGCCTATATGTCACTTACTGAATATACCGTTACCCCGGATACAAAGCCAATTACTGATGGGGTGCGTTATGCTTGCATAGTGATAATTTCCAGCTGGTTTGGCGATCGTTTAAGCGAAGAGTAATTAGTTTTAAACTGCGGGGATAGCTCCTTGTGGGCAATAAAGGTAGCCCCCTTACTACCCTTTCCCGCAGTGAATCATAAGGGGATAGAACTCTTTTTAAGGGGGAGAGTGGGATGAAGATGAAAGTAAATAAATTTGAAAATTATACTATTTCGGAGCAAGGTGACATTATTAACTTAGTTAGCGGAAAAAAGTTAAAACCATGGATTGGTCGAGGAGGTTATTTAAAAATATGTTTAAGTAATTCCAATAAAAAGCGATGGGTATATATTCATCGATTGGTTGCTGAAAACTTTATTCCAAATATTTTTTTGAAACCAGAAATTAATCACATTGATGGTAATAAGTTAAATAATAATTATTTAAATTTAGAATTGGTAACGAGATCAGAGAATAATATTCATGCTTTTAAAAATGGGTTAAAAATTGGTAAGCGAGGAGAATCAAATATTCATCATAAGATTACGGAAAAAGATGTTATTCAAATAAGAAATTTAAGGGGAGTGTGTTCACAAAGAAAATTAAGCGATGTATTTGGTATATCTCATTCCCATATTAGCAAAATTCAAAGAAGAGTAAAATGGGCGGAGGTGGCATAATGAATAAAACAATTTCTTTTTATGCTTCCTTTAACGAGAGAACCGGATACGGCGTGCATGCTTCTCGGATAGTTGAATCATTAGAAAAAATAACGAAAGTATATAGAAATATTCCTGGTGGGGAAGTTTCTATAACTTTAATAGATTCTGTTTCTGTCCAAAATATAACAGAAAGACTTCCTTACCCATCTTTTATTATGAACGCATGGGAAAGCACTCTTCAACCTGATTGGTTTATTGAAAAATTAAAGTTATTTGATGGGCTACTTGTAGTTTCAGAGTGGCAACGTGCAGCTTCAATTGCACAAGGTATTCCTGAAGAGTTTGTGAAAGTGGTCCCCGAAGGAGTTGATCCTGATGTGTACAAGCCAAGTGATAAATATGTTGTTTCTGGGCCATTTACATTCGTTCATGTAGGTCAATTTCAACCCAGAAAATCTACATTAGAAATTATTCAAGCATACCTAAAGGCGTTTCCCTTGGACAAAGATCCGATGGGATTTAAAACATGCCTTGATCTTTCCGTCGATACCCTCTACCCATCCGACAACTACAAATCCACCGAAGAAAGGTTGGCAGCCCATGGCATCAATGACCCACGCATCCGCGTTGTCCATTTTGAAGAACGAGAGGCTTACATCAGGCGGTTGCAGGCTTCCCACTGTTTTGTGTCATGTAGCCGTTCGGAAGGCTGGGGGCTCCCAATCATCGAATCCATGGCGTGTGGAGTGCCTACCATCGTGGCAGATTGGGGAGGATCTACTGAATATGCTGCCAACGCTATTAACGTCCGTATCAGCAAACTAAAGAAGCCTGAAGGCATATATGGCAACTGGGATGTTCCCGGCATGTGGGCTGAGCCTGATTATGAGCATCTGGTGGACTGTATGAGGGATGTATATAATAATTATTCAACCTACAAGGAAAAGGCTCTCAAGGAATCCGAAGTCATCCGTACTAAATTCAGTTGGGATGCAGCAGCGAAGAAAGCCATGGATATTGTCAATTCTATTCCCGCAATCTCAACTCTCAAGGAACAGGTCGCCCCGGCGAAATTAAGCCTTAGCCCCGAAGACGAGATAAAGTTCTACGCCCGATCGCGTGGATACAAAATAGAATCCATGAAGAAAGAGAAGATAATCTTTGCAGTAGATTGCCATCCCAATTCTCAAGCCAGAATGGATACATTGGTTGAAACCATTAATCAGATAAAGTTCTACGGATACCAGATAATTCTCACTTCCCATATCCCAGTGCCTGCGCCAGTTGTGGAAATGGTGGATTACTACATCTATGATAAACGCGATATACTGTCCGGCGATGACAAACCAACTTACTGGAGACGCAAGCCAGATGGTACTCAGGAAACTGTAAAATCCAACATCCCATGTCATGCGTTGGCTGCAACCCACAATGTCCGTAATGCCATTGATTTCTGTTTGGGTAAATACGACTGGATTTATCAGATGACTTCCGATGTGGAAGTTGATTTGAAAGAGTGGTTGGAGTTAGTAAAGGCATCTGACAAGGATCTCATCGGCACTCACTGGGACAAGCAAACTGATACCTTCAGCGGCCAACTGGTTGCTGGTCGTACAGAAATCATGGATAAAATAACTCCCAAGTTTGACACGTGGGATGAGTTTGCCGCATTCCATGGCAATGACCGCTTCTGTGTTGAGAAGAGTATCTACAGGTTAATCTCCAAGGAAATTGGCCTGCAAAATGTGGAGTTTCTGAACATTGAACTAGGCAATCGCTTCGACCAGGTTGACCGTGAAGCCTGGGGAGATGATATGTTCAGCTGCAATTTCGTTGGTGGCCCATTCCTACAAATCGACGGACTCAGCAATCGTGAATACAATGTTGTTTACGGAAACTCGATTGATGGTGACAATTGTTATTCCGTGATGCAGAAAGTTGGGATGTGGAGCAAGCCATCAAAGAAATTCTTCCGCGATTGGACTGTAACCGCATTCTGTAATGGTGAGCAGAAATTCCAGCATAAATTAAATCTCAGTGGGAAGCGCGTACTGATTTCCATGGGCAGCAAGGCATTAGGAGACACTCTGGCATGGATACCCTATGCTGAAGAATTCCGTAAGAAACACGACTGCCATGTAATTTGCAGTTCCTGGTGGAATAAGATTGTTGATTACCCAGAAATTGAATTCGTTGAACCGGGAAGCCAAGTTGAAAACGTCTATGCAACTTATGAAGTGGGATGTTTTGATAGCCAACCGGATATGAATCCTCTGGACTGGAGAACGGTACCGCTTCAGAAGGTTGCCACGGATATACTGGGACTGGAGTATGTTCCAGTGAAGGCAAGGTTGAAAGGTGGGGTGGAGAAAACT